ACGAGCTATCAACTTCACCATTGGGTGTGGATGGTTCTGCAGAAAGTTTTTAGTAAATGATGGAGAACGTGTTTTGGCAGTTAGGTCGTATGGTAGGTTTAGTTTTTGAAAGACTTTCTCGATTGAACGTGCAGCCCATATTTGAACATCTACTGATGTTTCTTTTTTTACTTTTTGTAGGCATTCTTTTTCTTGTAATGATAATGTTTTTTTTAATTCAGTCGCTGCTGGGATATCTACACGAACTCCTAAGAAACGCATATCTACGAGGCAAGGAAAGAGTTCTGTCTCTAGTTCGAAAATAGAGTGTATATCTTGAAAACTTATTTCTTTTTTTAATTCTTGCCAAAGACCTAATGTTATACTAGCGTCAGCTTCTGCATATTCGCCAACATACATCGCAGGTAGTTTATACATTTCTGCTTTAGGGTCAACCCCCCAAGACTTCGCAGCTTCATATAAATGTGTTTCACTTTTTGTTTTTCCAGTGTATCTTTTAGAACAGTTGTTTAAGTCATAACGCATTTGATTTTCATCAACGAGGGCCGATGCAATCATCGTGTCTATTATTTTACCGTTCACACTTAAACCACTCGCGCGAATCCAACACACGTCATACATGGCGTTGTGAAATATTTTATCTGCAGGTGTTTTCAATACATCTTGAAACCAACCTAAAACTTTTTTCTTGTCCATATTACCACCACCTTCGTGAGCAATTGGATAATAACCAGCCCAGTCATGTACAGCAACAGCAATACCAACGATATTACCATTACCCGTAACAGAGCCAGACCCCATCTTCATCAGGTCAGGATCTTTAGTTTCCAGGTCAATTGCAATCTCATCGTATTTAGATAGGTTAGGAAATTCTGTAGGTGGCACCCATTCTGTTTGTGGTGCGAACATAGGTTTTTGTATCACTTGTAATCCCTCTCCATTATCATTTCTATAAAGTGTATTGCTTTCAATAGATCTTGTTTCTTTCCTTTATCTCTATGTCTTATTATATATTTTATAGCACATCCTTCCGGATATAACAACTCATTCTCAACTACAAACTTGCTCGGTTGAATTTTATACTTTTGGTAGTGATTCCCACCGTGCTGTTTGTTCCATACTTTACTCATACGTCCTCCATTGGAAAAGATTTTTCATAATCTTTTGGTCTAATTATATGTAAGTTTTCTTTTGTTCTTGTTGCTCCTACATAAAACAATCTAGTTTCATCATCTGGATTTTTTCTGTAAGATTTGTTTGTGTTATGTGTTAAGTCAGTCAACAACATAACATTATCTTCTTCACCACCTTTTACGCTGTGGATTGTAGATAATTTTATTCTTGGTGCTTCTTTTAAGTTCTCACCATTTCTACGCATACTACGTATATAATTTATAGTTCTAAAGTTTAGATCATCAAATGCATCAAACCAAACTTTATCTGTTTTAATTTTTGTATCTGATAATGTGTAAAAACTTTCCTTAGCCATACCTTTTAAAAAATTTTTATCTAAAGTCTTTGGTGATATGTAACTACAGATTCTTTCTATTTGTTTGTAACTCAACGGTTGTCCTTTTCTTCCTGCTTCATAGTCAGCTGCAGCTTCTGCAGCTTCTTTTTCTGGCATTGATTTGAATCTGTTTTCAAAATACCAACCACGTTCTCGCATCTCATCTTCTATGTCATTCAACATAAATCTAGTTCTAGTCAACACCAGCCAATTACCTGATGACATATCTACGTCTTTTATATCGTCATGAAATCTTAAAGAACCTTGATGATCTCTTGGTGCCCATTCTTTGTATCTTCTGTTTGACACACGTTTAATTATATCTAATGCAAAATCATGTATTGCTCTTGGTATTCTTCGTGACTGTGTAAGATTTAGTAGTTTACCTTTTTGTGTAATAAAAGAATCTACATCTGCACCAGCCCATCTAAAGATAGCCTGGTCATCATCACCTGCAATAAAAGAGTCTGTTGTTTTATCCCAAATAGTTTTAGCCATGTTCCATTGCATCATCGATAGATCCTGTGCTTCATCAATAAATACAACGTCAAACTTTGGTGACTTATCTGATTTTATAAATTCTAAAATCATATCGTTGTAGTCAATCAAATTATTTTCTTGTTTGTATCTTGTCAGCTCATTACTTAAATGTACCAATGTATCATAATCTATTTCTGTTGTGTGATCTCCAAGTTTTACTTGTTGATCTAACGTAATGTTTCTTAGTTTTGCTAAGTTGATTATACGCAGGTAATCTGATTTGGTTGTAAACAAACCTGTCTCTTCTTCATCATATTCGTTGTAGTCAATAAATAAATTTAATTTTCTACCTAAATCTTCGTAATGTCTTCGCTGCATGACTTGGTCTTTGTTTACTCCAAGTCTTCTAAATGCTAACGAGTGCATAGTTCTAAAGTATGGTAAGTCATCTTCAGAATAATTAAACTTATCCATAGCCCTAGACTTTGCTTCGTTTGCTGCTTTCTTTGTAAATGCAAAATAACCTATACGATCTGGATCTGTATTTTTAAGATAGTCTTCTACTTGATTTAATAAAGTGTGGGTTTTACCTGTTCCTGGTGGTCCTAATACTATTGTTTTCATTAGAATGGCACCTCTTCTTTTAGTTTCTTTTGTGTAAACTGTTCTTCTGGTTTATCAAATACATCGACTTTCATAATCGATGGTTTCTTTTTACCGATCTGCATACGTCCTTCTTCACAACCACAATGTTCTTTCAACATTTGTTGTGTGACCTGGTAGTCTTCTTTCCATTTCTTTTTAGTTAAATGTCCATGAAAGAATCTATGAAATGTAAATACGTGTTTGTCGTTTTCTGTATACACTGCACCGTTTAAAATATCTTTTCTTGTGACAGATCCAATAGATCTCTGTAAACAATAATCTTCTAAGTGATTGCTCAATTGATCTATCTTTGATGATCCTTCTGGTGCATCGACTTCTTCTACACCTTGTAAAAGCATATCAATATATGTTTCAAATTCTTTTGTAGTAACTCTTTTTGGTTTTTTGTTTAATTGTTTTGCAACTGTTCTTCTAAACAATCGCTGTTCCATAAGATAGTCTATGGTATCTAATTTAACCCTATCACCATCTACGTTGACCCAATAGTATGGCTCATCTAATAAAACTTTTTGTAAGTCTGACAACACAGGAAAAACAGATTCACCACCGATACCAAATTTTCTAGTCCTGCATAAATTTTTATCACAAAAATTACACATAGGATCTTCGTTACATTTAAATCCTAATTCTTTACCGTCGTTAAATTTTATTTTACCTTGTACTATTTTATCTTCTAATGGTCCTTCTGGATGTGATGAAAAGTATTTATAATTAAATGCATTTATTTTACCTTGCCAACTTTCTGGCCATTTTCTTTTTGCGTACTGTATATATTGATAAAGTATTCTATCTCTACCATCTTTTATTTCTGTCTGTGTGATTGTTTCTAAACAAGGTGGACCATCTGCAAATTCTGACTCTGGTCGTTTTACTTCTAGTGCTTCTAATTGTTCTGGTGTAATTTTTTTTAATTCATACAAATTAAAAAAGTCATCTAGATTAACAGCTTCTGCATTTTGATTGAAGCAATATCTTGTTGTGTTGTCACCATTAAAGTATGGCAAGTTCAGAAAATTTCCTGTATCATCTTTGGATTTTAATTCTACTTGTTTTGGAAATACTTCTGAACCACCATATCCGAGCACAGCACTTATGGATAATAGTTTGTCTCGCATTTGTTTTGCTTCGACAAATACTGTTGTAAATAAAAATACGTGAGCACCACCTGATTTAGATCTAAATACTAAAAGTGGTAAATTTAATTTATCAATTTTGTTTATTAATTTTTTGTGGTCAAACCCTGCGTAAGAATCTATATCAATACAACCCCATTTACATTTGTTGTCATCGTTAATTGGAATAATACCTAAACTGGGTTCCAAACCTTGTAAATGATTTTGCCACAATTCATTTGTGACTGGTTCTCTCACTACAAAGGATTTACCTTTTATTTTTTGACCATCGGCACCTTTCTTGTCTACGAATGTTTTACCATGCGCACGTGCCAATCCCGTGAATATTTCTACAAACCGATTCATATTTTAAGACGGGCGGATCCACTCTCGCTTCGCCGCCCGATTCCAAGGAATTAGTATGGAGTTTCCTCTTTGTCTTCAGTGCCGTATTTTGGTTGTGTCTCACCTTTACCAACACTTAATGCAAAATTTTTGGCCATACCATAAAGGTCTTCCTGTTCAACAGGTCCCTTTTTGGATACATCCCAACCAAACCATGTTCCTTTGTCATTTGACATTTGAACAGTTTTTAGATTGTAAATGTGGCTGTATGTAGGCGGAGTAAACAATCCGTTCTTACCCTGCATCTTGATACCCATCATCATTGAATTCCATTTTCTACTAACTTTAAGTTGAGTAGATTTCATAGAAAGCAAAGCTGTCTGTGGATTTTTTCCACACAACAGAACAAAATGGTTTGCAGTGTTTTCAAGATAGTTTCCGTTTGGTAATCTATCTTTGTAACTTTTGTCTCTGGTTGTTGTACTCACAATATCACTGTCAGCTTCGTGAATCGCAACAGGTGCACCACTGCTGGTACCTCTGTCTTGCCACTCAATGTACTGTCTTTTGTAATGACAAGGAATTACATCTATGTCATCATACAATTCATTTGTAACAGTGTTTATTATTTTGCCGGGCTCTGCGCCATCGACATATTTGCCATCTCTTTTATTGACTTCAGGAGATAGTTGTCCCAGAATTTTTAAGAAAGGCAACGCAAGATCTTCTTGCGATATATTCTGAGCGCCTTGATTTGCATCAGCTTCAAATAAATTTGTGGCTAATGCTCCTTCTTTTTTTGTTGCTACTTGGTTCATTGTTATTTGTTCCTTTTTATTGTTGTCTTATTCTCTGAGAAAACCCCAAAGAGTTCCGTTGGCATTTCTTTACCTGCCTCAATACGCTCACGGACTAACGCTTTTAGAGTCATGGGCTCAACCTTCAACTTTTGTGTTGGTTGATACCCACGCTCTTGTGCAAGAGCAGCATAATCAGCTGCCTTGTTATCTTCGTTGCGACCAAAGGATACGGATATCTCGTTTTTGATTATATCCCCTAGCCCATTATTACGAAGCCAGTTAAACGCCGCTTCTTTATTTGCTTCTGTTATAGTAGCACGATACGACGTAGAAACTTTAAGATGTGACCCATCTTGAAGTTTTAATTCTGCTAAACCCATCTCAGACATCATCGTTGGTATGACTTCACCTGAGATACGTTGGTATTCTTTTTTTAAATTTTTTAAATTATCTTCACTCATTTCTATTCGTGAAAGTAAACCTTCTAATCTTTCAACTTGATCTGCAAGAGACTGAATGTTTTCAGTTTTGCTCATAGCATCTTGTTGGTCCTGTTCAAAATTTATCGACATTCGACCTCCAAATCAATTTGCATTTTAGGAAGTGCTTCAAAGAGATCCCGTAAGTTATCTTCGTTGTATCTCTCATTAAAGTCTATGATACCTCCATCAACAACTATTCCTGGTGGAACATTGTTTAATTTTTTAACCCTGTATATTCCAGGATTGTATTCTACCATTGTTATTTTTCTACTCATCAATTTCTCCTTTCTCATATAAATTAATTTCGATAGGATAATATTTTCTTTCTTGTTTATCCCATTTGAGTAAATTGTATTTTCCGCCTGTAATATCAGATACAATAGAACATGCAACACCTATAATTGCTGGATCACCTGTAAGTAACAAATAATCTCCTTTCTCAAAATTTTTTAAACCTTGTCTTAATTTATATATAAGAGGGCCTGGAGAAAAAATCATTTGTGAAAACTCAGGTAATAAAAATTTAAATTGTCCGTATTGTGAAGCACCCATAATATTAATTTTAGGAGAGCCCGCTCTACTTCCAGCTATTTCTTGTATTACATAAACTATTCTTTCTGACATTGACAAACAATATAATGATATGTATATATAAGTCAAGAAAGAAAAACATGAATTATAAATTTAGAATGAAACCATATAAGCATCAATTGACTGCTTTAGAAAAGTCATGGAATAAAGAAACGTACGCATATTTTATGGAAATGGGTACAGGTAAAACAAAAGTATTAATAGATAATATGTCTATGCTTTACGATAAAGGTAAGATAGACGGTGCTTTAATTATTGCACCAAAAGGTGTGGTGGGAACTTGGTATAATCAAGAATTACCAACGCATTTGCCAGAACACATAGAAAATGTGACTGTATTGTGGCAATCAAATATTACAAAAAAACAAGAAGAAAAATTAGAAAGTTTATTTGAAATAGAAACAGCATTACATATTTTAGTTATGAATGTTGAAGCTTTGTCTACAGATAAAGGAGTTAAGTTTGCATCTAAATTTTTAAACTCACACAAAGTTTTAATGGCTATTGATGAATCTACAACAATTAAAACACCTACAGCCAAAAGAACAAAAAATATTGTTGGTTTAGGTAAAGTTGCAAAGTACAGACGTATTATGACTGGATCTCCAGTCACAAAAAACCCATTAGATTTATACACACAGTGTGAGTTTTTAGATACGTGGTTGTTAAATTTTACATCTTATTATGCGTTTAGAAATAGATATGCAGAAATGAAAACATTACATATGCATGGAAGACAAATACAGGTAGTCAACGGTTTTAAAAATCTTGCAGAGTTATCTGATAAATTAAAACCTTTTTCTTATCGTGTATTGAAAGAAGATTGTCTAGATTTACCAGATAAAATTTACATGAAACGTCAAATTAAATTAACTAAAGAACAACAGAAAGTTTACGATCAAATGAAAAAAGAAGCTTTAGCTTTTTTTAATGGTAAAAGAGTTACAACAGTAAGTGCTTTGACTCAACTGATGAGACTACATCAAATAACTTGTGGTCATTTTACTTCTGATGATGGTTCTACTCAAGTTATCAAAAACAATAGAATAAATGAGTTGATGGATGTTTTAGATGAGATAGAGGGTAAAGCTATTATCTGGGCACACTATCAACACGACATTGCCAGCATAATAAAAGAAGTAGAAAAGGTCCATGGTCCGGGTTCCATTGTTGATTATTATGGGCTAACGCCACAAGAACAAAGACAACCTAACATAAAAAAATTTCAGTCCGACCCTGAGTGTCGATTTATGGTTGGAACGCCTTCTACGGGCGGCTATGGCATTACTTTGACGGCCGCAAATACCGTAATCTACTATTCTAACGGATATGATCTAGAAAAAAGATTACAATCAGAAGATAGAGCGCACAGAATTGGACAAAAAAAATCTGTAACTTACGTAGATTTAATTTGTGAAGACACAGTAGATGAGAAAATCGTAAAAGCTCTCCGTAAAAAAATAAACATAGCATCAGAAGTTTTAGGAGAAGAATTAAAGTCATGGATTTAATAGGATATACACGTGAGCGCGCGTAGAATTTTACACGATATCTTTGGCGCTTCCTAATATTGGTTTGTATTTAGTTTTACCTTCAAATTTATAAGCATGTAAAAACGATGCTCTTGGTTGGTCCGGTATCCAGCTGCAGTGGATCCAGCCCGAGTTGGGTTCACCTGGAGTGTAGAACTCGAGTATCAGCTGATCTGGCGTAAGGTTATCTTTGATCCAATCAAATAATTCAGCGTTGTCTACACCAACACATTCGAAGTCTGCGGCCTCGGCTTTTGAGTGCTGGCTGTTGACCGAGCTGCCGATGGCATGGCACAGCTCAGGGCTACGGAAACCGCTAGTCACCTTTACTCTGCCGAAATGGTCACGTACCGGCTGCAAAATATTTTCACACAACGCTTTTAATTTTTCTATTTGTTCTGCGTTAGGGTTATTATTAATGCCTTTACGGATCGCTGTGTCCGATTTAATTAATTCTTGAAGGGTAAAATTACGTGAAAGGTTCATGCTATATCTGTTAATAAAATCATTAGGACGGCTCCCATGCCGCCAACAATCCAATACTCCAATCTTTTAATTCGATCTTGCATTTCTTTTATTTGTTCAAACGTTTGCTTTTGCATTATTCTGCAAAGCTTTTCGTGTGATTCTATTTTTTGTAGTGCCGATTTTCTAGCCATTATGTTGTCCTACTTGCAATAACTTTTTCTTCAGGAGATAGTAATGCTTCTTCTGTTCGTGTCAAGTTAGTTTGTGGGTTTTTTATGTTAGCACTAGCCACTAATTTAGGCATTGGTGTGTTACCTAGTGGTGGTGCTTGTGGTTTTGATGCAAAAGGGCTACCTGGAAGCGCCATATTTTTTAGTATGTTAGGAATTTTTTGTAATTGTCTTTCGATAAATCCTGGTTCTTTAACTGGATTACCATCAGAGTCATAAACTAATCTACCCTCACTGTTTGTTTTGTATTTTTCTTTGTCAGGATTATAACCTCCTTCTCGTTCACCTGTTTCTTCATTTAATGTTTTAGGAAAAAATTTAATACCATTATATTTACTAATGACTTTATCTAATTCTCTTTGTGGGAATAAAAAAGATCTATTTGCTCTATACCTAAATTCAGTTGAATCTTTTGACAATTGTTTCATTTGATCTTTTACTAATTGTACTTTGTTTTCAAATCTAGCTTTAGAATAATTTACTGGTGTAAATCTACCAGACAATAAATTGTTAATTATTTTTCTTGGTGTTCCTTGTTTTCTCATTATTTCGTATATTTGAGATTTAGATAAATCTAATAATTCTAAATCTTTGATTCGAATGTACATATCTTTTTGTATTCTAAATGCTTCGTCTTGCATATCTTCAAAAGTTTTAACTAAATCTGATGGTGGTTTATCAGCAAAGTTTTCAACACTGTAAAAATTTTCTGTTTCGTCAACAGATCTAAGTAATCTGTTCATAGTAGATGTAAAATATCTAAGGTCTTTTTTAACATCTATTCTAATAATTCTAGTACCAGCAAACAATGCAATCAGTTCATCTAATAAATTAACTGGCTTACCACCTTTGGATAGATCTTTTGATAAAGCGCTTCCAACTTTTTCTAAACTTTTTGTAACACCAGGTTGAATACCATCAAGAACATATGCAAATGATTTAGTAAATTTATCTCCTAAATCATCAGCTTGTGTATAAACAGAACCACCTTGATCTTTTTTACCGTTTCTAATTGTGACATCTATAAATCTATCAAACCCAATTGGTTCAGAAAAGTATGGTTCTAAAAATTTTCTAACAGGTCCGTTTTCACCAAACATTAAATTCATGACATATTGATCAGTGTCTTGTGGATTTAAATTTTGTGCTTGTGCTTGTGCAATAGCAGCTTCTAATGGTTCGTATAAACTATCGTATGGACTAAAATATGAAAAGTTCACTGCAGCGCTTTCACCATTTTTCCAACCTTTAATTGCAAGAAGATTAGATGTTGCATCCCAAGATGCAGCTGAGGATCTTTTGTATGCATCCCACTGTGACTCTGTGCTGTTTGTTAAAAACTGTGCTATTTCAGTTGCACCTTTACCTATTGCGTAACTTGTTAAAGCTGCACCTGTTAATCTTCTAATACCCATTTGTCTAATAGCAGCGTTAGGGTGAGCTGCCTCTTTCAAACCAGTTGCAATAATATTTGTTCCTGTTCTAAGTATTTCCGCAGGAAACGATATGAAGTTTCCAACCACTGCAATCTTTCTTAAATTTTGTATGAATGGTGGAACCTTACTGTAAGTTGGATATGTATTTCTTAACAAGAAAGCTGATGCTTCTTCTATTGCATCATCATAAGTTTTCTTTTGACCTGTAATTGTATTGATTCTATCAAAAGGTTTACCCATATATCTAAACCATTCAGCAACTTCATCAACATTTTTAAGTGCCATCGATAGCTGTGACTTACCATATTCCCAACCATATTGTTTCCAAAGGTTATCACCACCTGCATATAGTCTTGCGACTTTATCTGTCGGTGCAGACTTCATAAGTCTATCAAATAATTTATCGGTTGTATTAATTACACCGCTTCTTAAATCTTGTAGTACAGCTTTCATTTCAGCAGCTACAACGTTTTCATCCCAAACTCCAAGTCTTACTAATTTTTCTACGTAGTTGTTAAATTCAACTTCATCAATGTTTCCTTTCTGACCTGCTTTAAATATATCTC